TTATTTTTATGCTTGACCATCATATCACGCATATACTGTTCAGCCTTCATCTTAGGAAGGTTACCAACATCAATATAGAATACACGGCGTTCTGGAGCACGAGCAAGACGATAGATAACAACAGCATCTTCAAGCATACGTAACTGATTGAGCGGTTTAATTGCTTTATGAAGATACGAGTAAATCATACTGTTTCGTTCATCAAGCAAACCTGAGTGACAATATGAAATAGAATCCTTTGCTATCTTAACACCTTGTGCTTGATTAGATGAATTAACACCACCAGCATTATAAAGATAATATTCATTCATGCCTTTGAAAACTGTAGCACCAGTTCTAGCATCTTTTTCTTTGAGTGATTCTTTAATCTTACGAATTTTACGAGGGTCAATGTAACGAAGGTCTTTAATACCTTGACGTGGATTCTTTTCGTCAATAACAATGTGATGATAAAGACGACCATCAACATACCATTTACGAAATAAATCATAAGCATTGTTATTAAAGTCAAGCAATTTTACAATTGCTTCAAACTCTTCGTGTATTTTCTTTTTAATATTTTCAGGATAGTCAAGTTTATCAAGAACAATTTCAACTGGTCCAGAATCTTCTGTGACTACAATCGCTTCATTGACAACATCTTGAACTGCTGAATCACATTCAGGTTGAAGAGCCATCTGACGATACTTGGTCACAAGTTCGCCTTCGTTCTTTGCTTTGCCCTCAAGATCAACATACGTCCCATAAGCACCACCAGGCGCAATCTCAATAGCACCATCTTCTTGAGTTGGTGATACGATTGATGGAAGGTTTTCTTGTTGATCTTCTTGTTTTTTGCGGGCAATGGTGAAGCCAAAAAGTTCAGCCATAATTAGTTATCCCCATACTGTAAAGTTATTTCTATTATTTATAATAATTTGAAAAACAAAAAAGGGAGCCGAAGCTCCCTTTTCCATAGAACTATTATATTTATGAATTAAGTATTGATAGCAATACCAAACTCAGAAGCATTGTCAACTGTGAAGTAATCATAATCAAATGTTGCCGTAAATTCTTCAATACCCTCATTACCCCAATCAAGTTCAATTGCTGAAATGTTTGATACAAACATACCAACAAACTTATATTCACGAAGAATATTACCTTGTTTGCCGTAATGAATGACAGAAGCCTGTGACTTATATGCTTCAGGACCAGCACCAGCTTGGCGAACGTTACCAACCGTAGTGTTGATGTTTTGATGCCATTCTTCAAGAGTACTGCGTATCGCAAAGTCTTCATCGTTGAGAATTGTTACTGTCCAAGGTTCGAATACACGGTTGCCAGCAAACTTTACTGGACGACCGAAGTATGGTACAGGGATTACACCAACGCTTGAAGCTGGAATCTGTGCTGTACGACACATGAATCGAACTTTATCATCAGCCGATGAGTTGAATGGGTTGGTGATATTGACTTCAAACAGTGATGGACGAGCGCCACCAAACTGCATCTGTCCTTGAAATTCTGTTACACTAAAAGCCATGTTATTCTCCTAAATCCTTTTATCTATTTATATTAGAATTGCCCAACAACTTCTTCAAAATCAACACCAGTGCGAACCGCAACGAAGTTAAGTTGAATAAAGTTGATTGAACGAGCTGGCTTAATGTAAATATCACCAATGAACTCATTTCGGTCAATGACTTCGCCAGTATTGTTCGTTTCATCACAAACTACACGGAAATCAAAGATACCACGACGACCTTGAACATCACGAAGGAATGGTTCAACGAGGTTGCGGAACTGTGAGCGAGTAAATGCATCATTAAACTCAAACAATGTAAACTTGGAAGCAGTAGAGATTGCTTTCTCAAGAACAATGAATAAGCGACGAACGTTGATACGATCAAATGCACTTGGTTTAGCAAGCAGTGTCTTATCACCGAAGAGTACTGTTCCCTGACCTGGGAATGTAACTACTGGGTTAACACCAGCTTTGTATAGTACATCACGTTCTGCTTTCTTAGGGTTGAAAGAAAGTTTAACAACATTCTTTACATTACCACGATTGAATCCAGCAGGTGAGAACCATGGGTCACGAGTTGTATCTGTACGAACCATAAGACCAGCAGTATCGCCGTTCATTGGAACATAACGGTAAACATCGTTATACTTATCGTACTGATACTTCCAAGCACCATCCATTACAGCATATGAGCTTGATGGAAGTGTGTTACGGAAAGCAATGATATCTTCTGCTTCTTTACCAGCATATGTGCTGTTATTAACAACATCAGCAGCTTCTGGTGAAAGACAAACGATACAGTCTTTACGAGTCTCGCAGATATTATTAATGATGTATGTAGCAATTGTTCCATCTGCATCAGCACCAAGAATAAGTGATACATCAACATCTTCAGCAGATTTGAAATAGTCGTAACCAGCAATCAACTGAGCGTTTGATGGTGCAGAACCATTTGAACCACCAGACATTGAAACTGTTGTTGGTAAATCATCGCTATTTGTAAACGTTGATGTTGCAAGACCACCAGCAGAAGTCATGTTGTCTACATGAGAAGCCCACCAAAGCCAGTTTGAACGCTGGTTGATAACTTCTTTATAGTAGATTCCTGTGCCATCTTCTGCTTTTGCGTCACGAGCACGAGATAGATTAGCGAAACGTTGAATGACCTGACCACGAACACCAGTAATCTCGCCATCTTCGTCAACGATAGCAATATGAAGTTCGTCACCAGAACCACCAGCACGAGTAGCGTATGTAGAAGTGCCTGGAGCAGCATCAAAGAGATTATAGTATTCCCAACGGCGCTGAACAGCAACAGATTGAACTTTAGTAGAACCTGTTGTGCCAAGGTCTTCAGCAGTTGGAGCACTAGCAAGAGTGATCACAGAACTGTTAGCAGCAGTGACTCTGATGCCATCACCAAGATTGATTCCTGTTGATTGTAGGAATAGAATGTCGCCAACTGAAACTGTCGTTGAAAGATCAACATCTGGACCGCTTGTAAGATCGGATGATGTGTTTGCACCTTTTGTGAGTACACTTGTTGAAGAAGGTGTAAACACAAGGTTGGCAGATGAGAGTGTTGACTCCCATGCTACTGAACTATGACAAACTGAAACTTTAAGCGAGTTAGCAATATTGCCTGGATATTTTGCTACCCAGTCGCCAGCGCCAGCAACACCTGATGAATAGTTATTTTCATAATCGTCATCGTTCTTAACTAGAATTGAAGTGTTGCCAGATGCAGTTGCATTGTTGGCACCGTTAAGTACACGAGAGATATACAGTGAATTGCCATACGCTAAGAAGTTTGCAGCAGTAAACCATTCCTGATAGTTATCAGAATCTGGCTTCTGGAATTGGGCTACTAATGTATCTTCCGAATCGATTAGTACTCTCTTGTCTGCTGGTCCCCAATGAAAACGCCCTGCGATAGCGCCATCAGTTGTTGAAACGGCAGGAATGACAGTAGTAAGGTCGATTTCGCTTACATTAACGCCTGGTGATACTTGAAAAGGCATTGTTCATTCTCCTTATAGAATTGATTTCTATTCAATTTTCATTATTATTTATAAAATGAAAGATTTAGTAGAGGCATCACCATTTATTTGATGTGTCCATATCATTCCAAAAATCAGTGCTGTTTTGGTTATTTATTGTTTCTTCAAAATCACTTCCATCATCAATAAATCCAAATGGGAGAACATCATCACTAATCAATCGTTCACGATCTTCCATCAGTTTCTTTCTAAAATCAGTATCAGTCAAATCTTTAAAGAACGGTTGATTTGTTGCCCATGCAAACAATACAACACACATTATTAAATCATCATGCGAACCAATATCAGCCTCGTATGATGTTCCTTTCTGAATGAATGTAGATAATTCATTAATCAGATTAAAATCGTGTAACTTAATCTTTTCTTTCTCAATCATTGTTTTGGCGGTAGAACAACCAATACGCTTGACTTGTTTCGTTGTTCTTACACCACGTTGAACTGATGAAGAGAAGCCACCGCCAATAACTTGACCTGCTCTGCCCTTTACAGATGTAAATATTATATGTTCATATTCATAGTCATGGTGAAGAATATCAGCAATCTGTTGACCATTGTCGTTAATCTCAACGAGAGTATATGCTTCATTATAGTTCTTTACTACATTATGAATAACATCTGGATATACTAATGGATCAATAATATTGTTTTTATAACAAGCAACAACTTCATATGGAACAGAAGAAACATCAATAACAACAAAAGCAGAAGCGTCCATACCAACACCACGTGAAGTATCCACTACACAAAAATATACACCACCCTTTTCAGGCTCTTTATATACAGTTAAACTACCTTCGTAATGGGAAGATATCGGAGTTGTAAATGTTAACGACCGAAGAACATTTGGTGAGATAAGTGTGTTTGCTGAACCAAGAAACTCTGCTTCAAATTCTTGTCGGAATTGATCTTCACTTGTATTCGCAATTGTTTTTTCTCGCCACTCATCATCTCGACCTGGAACATCCCACCAACTAACTGAAAAGTTAGCATATTCATTCCGACCTTCTACGCTATTAATCCATATCTTATAGAATAAATCAAAACCATTTGGCGTAGATGTAATCACAACCTTTGTATTTGTACCAGAGATGATTGTAGGATAAACTGACGTAAAGAAATCATCTTGTATGTTTCTTGGTACGAATGCAAATTCATCAAGGTACAAAAAGTTAATAGAGAAACCACGAATAGCAGATGAAGCAGTAGAAGCAGCAATAATCTGGCTACCATTCTCAAGTTCAATGTTTGTTTTGTTCCATGTAACTACACCTTGCTGAAGCCACTTTGGAAGATTTTCATATCCTCGCTGAACACGAGAAAGAATCTCACGAGCAGTGGAAAGTTTGTTAGCAAGAATAGCAATCGTGTATGAATCATTAAAAATAGCGTGCCATAAAATTACAGCAGCCGATGTAGTAGTTTTACCAGCTTGTCTACAAGTTTTAATTACAGTGAATCGATTGTCAGCAATAGTTCTTGACATATCTTCTTGAAAAGGATACATCTCAAAATTAATAAGACCCCTATCAAGGTTAATAATCTTTGTATACGTTTTAATAAAATAATTAATGTCTTTAGAACATTTGATTACTTCTTCAATCTGCTCCTGTGTATATTCAATAGGAACATATGCTTTTTTGAGAAGAGGGTTATTTAAATAGAGGTCAGACATACTATTTTCAATTTTTCTATTGACATTATTAAAAAATACGTTATAATAGGACTTGTCCTTATGAATGATTATAACTTATTTGTTATCTTTAATTAGATTCATGAGGTCTGATGTTGATCCAACATACAATGCATTTGTAACATTCTGTGGTGCAGATGTATTATTATCTTCTTTGAGTTTCTTTACACTCTTTTGAAGCTCCAACAGATCCTTATTCGCATCCACAATTGTTTTCATCATAGTAGATAAAACTTCGTATGCTCTTGGTGATTCAGAAGTGGAAGCAATAGAAGCAAGGTCAGCGATTGATTGTTGTGCGCTATCAATAATCTCTTTAAGATTCTCTCTTGCATATTTGTAATCATCATCAATGTCATTATCTGTAGATGGCGTTTCATTCATTACAGTAACACGAGATTCTTCTATTGCCTCTGCCATTGGTTTGGTGTCAGTGGGCAAATCAAAGATTGCTTCCATATTCTTCTCAAGATTCGTCTTCATTTACCCTGTCCACGATACCTCTTAAAAGATGCTCTCTTGCGTTTATTCTTTGGACGAGATTGTGGGCTGTTGCCAATACTTGTTCTGTGTTTTTGAACAACTTTAAATTCAACTTTTGATACCATTTTTGCCATTATGAATTCTCTATATTAAATGTGTCAGTGTTAATATCAGTTGTGAATCCATAATCGGAGTTAGCACTAATAGCACTTGTCTCAACTGATAGCGAAGCGTTTGCAGATGGTGACGTAAGAGGTGCGCCATTTGCAAACTGTGATGGAGTTACTGTAAGTCTTTCAATTTGTGCTGAATCAGCAGGAACATCCCCAAAGAAGTTTGTAACAGACCTTTTGATAACACCTTGATTTGCAACTGGACCGTATATATATGCTTTCATACTAAAGGTAAGATTATATATCAAAGCACGGCGAGTGTCAAAATCACCGTCATATGTATCTTCAATTGAAACATCTTGAAGAACAACAGGTGTATCAACAACAACATTCATCTCTGGAATCAAACGAATATTTGTTGTAAACTCTGGGCGAAAGTATGGAAGTATCTGTTCAAGTATCTGTGCACCGTCATCAGCATTCGATACAAAGATTGATAATAAAATATTAATATCATATGGTACAGGCACATACTGTGTTTTTAAACGGTCATTATCATCAGACTTGAGAGTGACATTTTTAATAGTGGATGATAGTTTCCTTGTCGGAGCATATGTCATACCTGTGATTTCGAAACCCATACGAGGTAATGTAATCGCTACCGCCTGTTCAAAGTTTGGATCTTGACGGAGACGGACCAAAAATTTTTCTTTAGGACCATATGCTAATGGAACTGCGATAGATTGAACTCTTTCGCCAGCAGTGTTCAGTCTCGCAATAACAATATCATTAAAAAGATTGCCAAAACTGATTATATACTTCCGTATTGTACCGTGATAATATTGTTGAAACATTAATATCGGTCCACTTCACCAAAAGGATTTTTTTCGCTAAAGTCAATTACAGAACTTGGACTAAAGATTGGATCGTTGCTTTGGAAATAAGAGTTGTTTGCAGTCGGTTGATTGTCTTCAATCCTATATTCTTGCATAATAGAACCACCATCTTCATTCAATAGTTTTTCATCATCTTCAAGCAACATCTCATATGCGAGTATGTCCGTAGTATAGTTATCTTCAATACTATCTATATCAGATATACCAGTGTCAATTTGCTCACTACTATATTCGAATAACTCACAACGAATATCATATGTCTGAAGTCGACCAGTCTGATAGAATACTTGCTCGTGCTCAACAAACTTTATTTCAAAAAGTTTTTTTACAAGAGGGAAATAAATCAAGTCGCCTTCTGTTGGTCGATTTGTAGTGATAGAATATCCCTCTAACCCACCTTCTTCAAGTTGAATAGAATCACCAGCATATGCAGTTGAAAGATATTGACGAGAAGGAGCATTTGTATCTGCATCTTCTGTAAGAATATTGTATCCAACTTCAGTAGTAAGTTTTTCCGATTTTGCTTGGTCGAATCTTTTACGAGCCACTGTCAATGTAATCTGGTCACGTATTTCAAGATTGAACTTCGATAAGAAATCGCCTTCGCCTTCAAACCCTTCAACATTTTTAATGTACATCTCAAGGTCAACAGCATCATCAAACTTACGAAGCGTATCTTCACCAAACAATGGATCTTCACGCACGAATACGCTCGGAATATACTTGACATTATATCCGTAAATCTTGAGGCATTCGATTGTCAAATCTTCAACGAGGTCTTGTTCACGACCATAATTGAAGTTATTGAAGTATTGGTTTAACATAATTTTTAACCTGTCATGTCATTGACGGGCAGACTGTAACTCACTATCATTTCTTCTTCGAGTTTTTGAATCTCTGCTTCAGCATCGTCATAAATCTTTGCACCATTGAACGTCAAACCACCAGGGAGTTGTACACCTTCAAATTTAGCAAGATTGCTTCCCCATTGACGTTTAATCAATGCAGTTGCATATCGTGAAAGCCAACGGTCTCCCCACACATCACCATATGTATCTGGATCTGTGATCTGATATGCATCAACAATTACATATTCTCCAGTAAGAATATCATCTGTCCAATCCATATCAATGTGAAGTTTGTTGACGTGGCGATTATAACGAATAGGTTTGAGACCAACAAAGATTTCTTCAAGCATACGTATGTGTGTCATTGCCATTGTATATGGAACATACGAACTTGCAGAAATATCAAAGAGGTCGTTCAAGTGAATCTGATAGCGAATGCTGAACAGATTAGAAGATTGTAACGCTTGACCGATTGGTAAGATATTATTGATTCCTATGATCGACTCTGGAATCGTGATGTAGCCATTGGCTTTATCAGTAGCAGTTACAATATGTTTATGCAGAATACGTTCAGTCCCATCAAAGTGGTAATCCTGATAGTATTTCAATGCTTCGTCTATACGGTCGTCAACCTGTTCATCGTCCACGTTAATGTCGATGACGGGATAACCAAGCCGACGAAGGCAGTAATCTTTAAATGTTTGTCGTGAGTTTGGAACAGCCATAGAAAAACTCCAGTCATTTATATCTATTTATAAACAACTGGAGTTATCTACTGGGGAGCAGGGGTATTATTATGAGAAGTAAGGTAGTTTATATGTACTTCCACCGAGATTAAATGTAAGGAAACCTGCTGGATTCACAAGTGCTTCGTCATTCAATGCAACATCATCTTGAGTTGTTGTAATTGAACTTGCACCAACTGTAACTACAACGTTAGCAGAAGTCAGTTTGGACGCAATACTATTTGTAACAGTTGTGCTGAAGTTTGCATCATCACCAAGAGCAGCAGCCAACTCATTTAGTGTATCTAAAGTAGTTGGAGCAGAGTCGGCAAGATCAGCAATTGATGTATCAACATATAACTTCGTAGCAGCATCAGCGTTAGCAGATGGTGTACCAAGTTCAGTAATTTTATTACTGTTCATGTCAATGTCATCACCGAACTCAATCTTAGTACCAGCACTATCAGTGATGCGCTTACCACTGAGAAGTTGAACTGTACCCTTGAGTTCAATATTACCTGAAGATGTGGTAAGAGCAATATCACCACTTTCTGTAGCAGTCAAGTTAACACCAGCAACTGATTGAACAGTTGTTTCACCACTACCTAATGTTTTAATTGTAAGAGACTGGTCAGAATCAGCAGTGAATGTGATTGTACCAGAATCGTCTTCAAGAACTTTTTGCCCGTTGACATATAATGACCCAGGACCAACATATACATCTTTCCATGCGAGAGATGGAGTACCAAGACTATATGTATCATCAGCAGCAGGAATAATATTCTGTGCTTCAACAGTTGTTGTGAATGTATTAGAAGAACCACTTGCTAAAGTGGAAACTTCTGATTCGAGGTTTGCAATTTTGACGAAACCAACGTTAATGCTGTTGCGTCTTGTTGCAAATGTATCGCTTGATACTAAGTTAGCAATCTGTGCCATTTATAAGACCCCTATGCTAATGTGTCTGGAATAGTTGGCCAGTCATTAAGA